CGTTTGCGTCAATGTATTCAAGCAGGGTGAACATGGTGTCGTGTTCAACTTTGCCGAGCCGCAAACGACCGTCAATCAGGCCGCCATAGTTCATCGCCAGCCACGAATACGGCTTGCGGTAGGTGAAGATGCAGTCGTAGGGAACCGGATCGTCCGGATCGTCAGACGGACACGGGTAGGTGTCCAACGGGTTTCGGACGTGCCAACGCGGAACCAGGTTCTTGAAGTCGGGTTTGATGACAACCGGACTAGACGAGTAGGCGAGCAGGTGGCGGGCGCGGCGACGCAACTTCATGTTCATTCGGTTCTGATCCCAAATGGACAACATCGCCTTCTTGCGGAGGCCAGCCAACTCTTTTGAGCGTTCGGAACCTTCCTTGATTGCCGGGAAGAACGGTGAAGGCATCGTGGACGCCACCCGCATCGATGTCTGATCCAAGCCTTGTACCAGCAGGTTTGCTACCGATGACCTGGCGTTTCTGTCCAGTTCGTTCAACGGGATGATCACGTCAGAGTTAGCCAACTCTTTGACACGCTGCATCTGATCAAGGACTGGGCCTTGCTCCCGACGCCGGTGCCGGTAGATACCTACGATTTCTTCGATAGTTCGCACAGACACTCCTGGTGGGCAGACTTGCTACCAGGATACATGATTTACCCTGCTAGGAAGGAAGGACGCCACATTCGGGGTGGCAGTTTGGGTTCAGCAAGTTTCGGGGCGTGAAGCAACATGAACCACAAACTCATCGTCAGGTCGGTGCCACGCTTCTTGTCTTTCGTCCAAGTGGTCAGTTCATCGATGAGGGCGAGTGTTTTCCAGTTGGCTGTCAGCGTTGGTAGACGGATGGAACCTGATCGGACAGCCGGGGGGATCAACGCTTCCACACCCAGGTTCTCGTCAATCTTGTTGCGATGCGTCTGATGCGGGACAATCAGCACTTGTCGGAGGGCTGACCAGCGGCGCACGAAATCGTGGGCCAACAGGAATCGTTGGGCGGCGTTCACCTCGACAACGATGTGGGAAACCGGATACCCCAAATCTTCGGATCGGGCCACCCAATCTTCCAAGATGCCGTGGTAGCGGCCGGTGGATAGGTCGTATCCCAACAAATCTTCTGCTGTCAGTTTGATGCGTTCCAGATCGACAACGTGATACAACCCCAGGTCAGGCTGTACAACTGTCCAGATCACACCCCAAAAGTTGCTGGGGGACGGATCAACAGAAATGATTGATACCCACGGTTGGGCGAGGTCGCGACGCAGATTCCCTGGTTGACGATCCCGATCAATGCACCCCTCGTACAGGATGCCATCGTTCCCTAAACCGCCTGTGAGCATGGTGCGTTCAACCAACTGGTAGTCGGTATCAATGTTTTCCTGCTGGTAGACAACCCGAAACTTGGTGGGCTGGTTGTGTCGGATGAACGACAGGTCTTTCCAGGGGAGACGCACCGGATCAAGCAGCGGGCCGTTCGGCCATGCCGGGGAATCCTTGCGACGAGACTTCGGGCCGGTATCCAGTTCTTCGTAGTACGCCTTGAACGTGATGTGATGGTACTTCTGTTTCTTTACCGGATCATGCAGGTGTTCTTCGACGGTGGCATCGTCGCCCGATCCTTCAAAGTCGTCAATGTCGTCGTAGGTGACTTTGTTGAGACAATGGGCATAGAGGTCGCCGGGGCCGAGCCTCTGGCCGATCACCGCCACCAGACCACCTGGATCGCAGCGGGCTTCGGCCATCGAATCCCACCGTTCCAACAGGCGATCACGGGCCACCGACTCCTTCGCGTTCTCAGGCGAAGCAACGTCATCAAACAAACAAAGATCGGCGCGGTGACCGATGAACTCGGAGTCAATACCGTACGCCGACACGGTGGGTTCCTTGTTGTCCAACGCACGGAACCCCTCCTGCTCGACAATGAACTCCTCAGCCCGCCACAGAGAACCGGAAGCAGTCGGTTTGAACCTGCCGTAATCCTGCGCGAGACACCCTTCGGCGTCCACCGCCAACCCCTTACGCACCAACTCAGGGTCAACGATCAGACGGGTGGGCCGTTCGAGCGTTTCGCGGATACGGCGGCTGTACATCTTCGCCAACGTCTGCGAAATCGAACCGTACAAGACACGAATGCCACGGTTTCGGACAATGCACCACACCGCAACATCGTGGAACAGGGTGGATTTGCCTGCGCCGGGGGGACAGTTGAGGACAAGGAACTCTTTTTCTTCTGATTCGAGGTATTGGGCGATCTTGTAGGCGGCTTCGACCTGCCACGGTGACGGGACACGCCCCAAATAGACACGCCGAAAGTAGTCGAAGTCGTCCCATCCGCGTTTCGCACGTTCCGAAAGACGCGCATACGGGATGACCGGGGGCAGATCGGCGGCTTGATCCAGGTCGGAACGCAACTCCTCCAACTGTTTCGCACCACGGTTCACCTTGTACACCGCAGTTTTGACGGCGAAATCGGCAACCTTCTGCTCGACTTCTAGTTTGCGGCGTTTCGCATCCCACTTCTGACCGGTGTTGTAGTGGATGCCGGCGATCTTGCAGGCTTCTTTGATGGAGATGCCGGCTGCACGGGCTTCCCAGAACCGTACTTTGTCCTCGGTGGGGACATCGCGGCGACCAGAGTTTTCGTTACCTGTCATCGGATACCTGTTTCAACGCTTCCCAAATGTTGCACGATACAACAACAGGTTGTCTAGGTTGGTCAAGAAACGTGTACTCAAATCGTCCTGGTTGATCGTGAAGCGTGTAACGCACCTTACCGTACGGTGTGTAGCGGTAGATGACTGGTGGTTTCACCTGTCAATGATAAACGGAAGCGGCCCCAGCCGGGAGCGTTTGCTCGACCGACTGAGGCCGCCCCGTGTGGGGGATGCGCCAAGCGTAAGCGGGGAGAGAGAACCCAGAAAGACAACTCGGCGTAATCAGCATACACGAAACATGATGGTGTATGCTTGGAAGCGGGGATAGACAACTGGGAGAGAGACAGCCTTCGGGCTGGCTAACAGAAAGACAATCAAATGAAAGTAACCGCAGATGGCTACTTCGCCATCATCCCAGAATGGGTACTGTACGCCGACATCTCTCCGGCAGCAGTACGAGTATTCGGCACCCTCAACAGATTCGCCAACAGCGAAACAGCGAAATGTCACCCCAGTCGGGCAACCATCGCCGGGAAATGTCGCATCAACGTCAAAACCGTTGATCGAGCAATCGGGGAACTGGTTGCAATCGGCGCGGTCACCGTGGAACATCGCAAGGTAGAAGGATCGGACGAGTACACGTCAAACGAGTACACGTTAGCCATGTCGCCAGGTGGTGTAAAAAATACCCCACCGTGGTGTAAAAATGACGCCACAGGTAGGGACAAAAACGGTAAACAAACCAAAGCCATAAAGAACCAGAGAAATGAACCAGATACTTCAACAGAAGTTGAAGTCGCAGAACAACCGGTCGCCAAACCGTTAGACGAACAGATCGCCGCAGCCTGGTGGGAAGCCCAAGAAAAAAAGCCGCTAGGGAAAAACGCATGGTGGGCGTTACGCAACGTCATCAAAGCAGCCCTCGACCGAGGCTACGAACCAGAAGAAATCAGAGATGCCCTGGAACGGTACGGCACAGTCCCCTCACTAGTTGCATTAGACAAGCAACTCAAAAACCGAACCAAACCCACCCAATCACGCCGCGAAGAAAACATCGCCGCCCTCTACAACCTATTCGCCAACGACACGAAAGAACTCAACCCATGAACAACCAAGACATCCTCATGCTCCTCACCTACATCAACAGTTTCGACGCCACCATCACCGTCGACCAAGCCCGCGTCCTCGCATGGGCCGAACTACTCCCCAAACACATCACCTACCCCCAAGCCAAAGAAGCAGCAACCCTGCACTTCCGAACCAGCCACAAACCAATCCGACCCAAAGACATCATCGACTACACCCCACCACCCGCAACAGACCCCCTCGCCAACTACCGAGGCGGCCTCAAACCACTCTGCGGAAAATGCGACAACGGATACGTCCTGATTCCGCTACCCCGCAACCAGCAGGGGTACATCTTCAACCATGTGGACTTCTGCCAATGCCAACGAGACACCCCGAACGAACCAGGATTCTGACCAAGATTATGACCACCCCACGCACAGACCTGCTCCGACAAGCCGAACAACTCATCAACGGAGATCGCAACAACCAATACGGCGAACCCACCCAAGACTTCACCCGCACCGCCGCCCTCTGGCAGGCATACCTCGGCACACCAATCAAACCGCACGACGTAGCCGCCCTCATGTGCCTCCTCAAACTCTCCCGAATCTCCTGGCAACCCGACAAACAAGACTCCTGGACAGACCTCGCCGGATACGCCGCCTGCGGATGGGAAACAACCCTATGAACGACACCGACATCGTGACCCTGCTCCGCAAGTATCAGCCATACAACAAACTGCACGGCCAAGCCGCCGACGAAATCGAACGACTCCGAACCGAAATCACCGAACTACAAACACGACTACGCGACACCTACAAAGAACGCGACTACTGGGAATGGGCATCACGTGGCCAATAACGACAACTTCGACCAAATGCTCGACGCAATCATCAAAGCCCGCCAAGACTCCAAACGCTGGGAACAAACATCCCACCTACTCGCCCAAGCCCTCCTCGACCTCTCCCGCCACAACAACTTCCAAGCCACCGAACAGTTCACCGACGCCGTACTCGCATACAACCGAACCGTCCGAATGAAATACCGCAATAGGCCAAACGACTTATCGGTTACCGACCAGTAACCTGATACCATGAACACCAGGTTTTGAGGGACAATACTGGCGACTCGACCCGGATCTAGAACCGGCCACCGACCGCCGCCTCAAAACCAACTATCAAACATTTGGTTGGCGTACACCCCTTGCAAGGTGCGGGCCTCACACACGGAAACGTGGGTAGACCCTCCATGTCCCCCGCATAGACCCCCCGAACGGCTCAGACAGTCAGCGAGGGAGCAGGCAAGCGCAAGCACCAACAACAACACTCGACGTGAACCGCGTCACAAAACAACGGTCGGGACTCTCAAAGTGGCAACGAGAGGGGTGGGCAATAAACCTTTCTCTCTCCCCCCTGGTGCAGCCTGGTGCAGACACCACGAAACACACCACCCAAACACACCCAACCCCCCACCAAGACCGCCGCAACAAAACCACACACCTCGCTCAAAACTAATCTGTATCCCCGGCGGCGGGCGCGTCGGCACTCCCCCGGTTCGCGGTTCGACACGCTGCCGGCCGATCCTCTGACCAGGGGAAACAGCCGAAACTGACATAATGGGTGTTATCGGCGAGCCGAAACCGGCCCCGGTGTGCAGTAAACCCCCATCGAAACCGGGCGGCTGTTGTGTTCGCCGCGTGATCCGCGCCTATCGATTGGTTGGTTGGTTGTTCGGTTCGGTTGCCGGTTGGTTCGGCGGTTCGTTGGTTGGTTGGTTTCGATCTTCGTGGCGGTTCGGTTTGGCCGGGTGATCTTCGCCGGGTGATCTGGCGGGTAGGGCTTGCCG